TATCGGAATGACCGCTTCTTGTTCAATCGGTATCAATGCCATTTCATCAATCCATCCATTTGATCTTGTCACTTTTCTTATGCGACATTTGAATGTGTTTTCTATGCGAAACAACCAACCACTCCAACGATACTTATACTTCGGTGCAGGAATAGTAACGTAATAGAATTCATCCACTTCTCTGCATTTTGGCAGTTGACTACGTTTGAATGAAATAGATTTTTCAACGATAAATGGTGTGCCAACTTTCACTTCAACAGTTTTGCCATCTGCTGTCATATCTTTTTCAGAATCAAAATTATCTAACGAATGAATGACTCTGCGAGTCTCGGCGAGATAGTTTCCTACATACTTCTCACCCATCTTTCCGAGAATCTCAATTTTTTGCTCTCTTGTTAGAGGAGTTTTCATAATATACTATGAAGTAATAGATGTCAATGAATCTGAACTAGTGTTTGCTATTTGCAGAAAGCTGTTTAATGCTGCATAAGTTGGAAAAAATGTGTCCGCAGTTGTTCTCCAATTAAATCCTAACTGCGAGATTTTTTGATCTTCCATCCATTTAGTGATCCAGTAGAGTGCAAACGATACACAATTTTTCAGACCGCTATCTTTTTCCCAACCTGTGCCCTTGCCTGGTAATTTTTGATGAACTATCCACTCTTCATTGATATGCGTTATACCATCATATCTGTTATCAGTGTCGTTCATAATTCTGGATCGTGCGTCAATTCTTTTCAAACCAGCTAACAACTTAGCATTTTTAACACCGTATTTTTTAAATGCCATGAGTGCTGCTGCAATTAATGCTTGATCCCAATTGCTTTGATTTGCACATATTTTATCAAATGCTTTGATTTCGTCCAGAAACGTGAGAACTTGTTCAGGCAAGTCTTCGACTTTCAATACAACAGGAGCAAATCGTGAAGGATTATAAAAATGATTCACAGCGGCTAGGGCCGTAATGATTTGACCTCTCACAACCTTAGTTGACTTAGGCGTATAATTAAACGACCTGACAAGAATTCCATACACCTTCTCACATTTCTTTTCAGTTGCATCCATTGAATCAAAAGTATCATAGCATCGTCTAACTTCATCCATACTATCAAAATAGTATCTCGTAACATGGACTTGTGAGGGCACAATGTTTGATAGTTTGTTTTGCCAGTAGTATTTTCTTGTATTACCGTTTAATATTCCTACCCATCCAGCTTTATATGATGTTCCTAGATATACTGAATCTGATCTCAACTCAGCAACAGCAACATCAAGTTGCTCCCAAGAAAAAAATGATAGCATTTTCTTTACGCTAGACTTATTAGCCCTGTCTTCAGTAAATCGTTGCATAGGAACAGGTTCAAGACTTATAAAATCATCAATCGGCATCCATTCCGATTTTAATGGTATTGTATCAATATCAATGTTCATAATTTGTGACATAATATATCTCCTAATTAAGATTTAAACTCACAGTCTGCCATGACTTGTGTAAGAAATGCTACTAAATTAATTTCTTGATCAACTACGAATGCTGCTTTGTATTGATACTCAGCAAGATATAGAACAAGTTGTGGAATTGATCTAGATTCAAGTGCATCGTTTGCGTGATCAAAAATCATACGAAAGATTGCTTGTGGTTCATTGTCTAGATTTTCAACAACCCACTTTCTCATACCAGAAAAATCTTTCTCTTTCAATCGCTTGATAAGGTCTTTGATATTTGCATCCGACATGTTAGATAGAATGCCACTATCAATCTTACCAGTTGGTGCATATCGCTGGAGTTCATTCAACACTCGGCGCCAATCGGGCAAGTGTTTCATAATCACTTCAGCAATTACTGCTTTATCATATTCAACGTTCTCTTTTTTGAGAATGTCTTCAACACGTTTGATAAACTGTGCTGCAAGTTTCTTTCTTGTTCCATTTACAATCTTAAATTGTATCACAGAACACCGACTATGTAAAGGTGCTATGATACGATTCATATAATTACAAGTAAGAATGAAACCACAATTAGAAGAAAACTCTTCCATAAAATTTCGTAGTGCTGGCTGAGTGCTCTGAGGATTCAGATAGTCAGCTTCGTCAAGTATAACATACTTGCGACCACCAACAAATGACATCGTAGATGCATAGTTCTTAATTTCATTTCTCAAAGTATCAATGTTACCATTCATACTACCATTGATAACAATATAATCTGCACCGAGTTCTTCAAGCATTGCTCTTGCAACGGTAGTTTTGCCTACACCGGGGCCACCTGCAAGAATCAAATTAGGTATGTTTTGATTGTTTACAAACTCTTGAAACGTAGCTTTCAAATCGTCAGGTAGAATCGTATCAGCAATCTTTTTTGGTCGATATTTTTCTACCCATAAAAAATCTTCACGCATACCATCTCCACATAATAAAAAATATCATTATATCACTTTGCAACAGATTCGTAAAGTGTTTCTAAGTCCTGCTGATCTTGCTGGACTTGCGTGAAGTTTTGCTTATGATAGACTTTAGCAAGTCTCCGTGTATACTTCTTCTTAATCTTATAGTTGTCTTCAACAGTCTGAAGAATGTCTTTGATCAAGTCTCTTTCTGCTTCCATGCGAGTTAGAGAATCGGAGATTTCTTGCAATGCTTGCCGAATCTTTTTCTTGTCTTCCGGCGACGATGGAATGGTTACACTCATGTTTCGTACCTCGAACCAGGTTCCATTGCGATCCAGTATTCTAACGTCTTAGATTCAAAGTGTGCAATGCCCTTTGATGATGCATTGACTTCATAATCTGTAGGAATCAATTTGAAGTTGCCTACACCGAACACGAACCTAAAATCTGCTGTAGTCTCACCAACTTCCAGTGAGAATGTATCAGAACCTTCGTTCTTACCATCTACTGCTGCAATGGTAATCTTTTCACGATTGCCTGTGACAGCAATGTGCGGCAAACCAAGAATGCCTGCAAGTTTTAGAACTTGCGTCAGATGATCTTTTTTCAACGTGAATTGAACTTCAGCATTCGGCACTTTGATATCTTTATCTGGTGCGGCTACAATCATGGATTCATCTGTCAGTCGGTAGACAAGTTTAGCATTGCCTGAATTGATGATTGCACTGCCAGCGCCACCATCTTTCGTTTTTTGAATCGTAATTTCAGGTGCTTCAAGCGAACCTACAACAGAAAGAAACCGATTCAAATCATAGATGCAAAACTCATCAGGAATGATGTCATTGACAATCGCTTTACCGACTACCGCTTTTTGCGCTGAAATGACCCTCAACAAATTGCCTTTGCGGAACATCATTCCTGTGTTGATCGTTGAAAAGTTTTTCAGGACTTCCAGCGTCTTCTCGTTTAACTTCATCTTTCACTTCTCCATAATAATAAGTGTCGTGGATATAAAGCATCATAATAGCATAGTGAATCACTTTTAGCAAGTCTTTCCGATTACGCCCTCCTTTTTTTCCATACCGTTGTGCATACTTCATTACATTACCTAGAGTGAATCCTTCACCATGGCCTGAATCAATAATAAATTCTGTAGCTTGAAATTTATTTTGTGAATAGTGTTCACTATAGGTTGCGTCAATGTAAGCTTCTATTTCCTTTAGAAGCCTATTCTCATCATATTTGTATCCAATTGGTTTCATCGTTTCGGAGCATTTGCGTCTGCTGTTGGAGTAACACCCACTGCTGCTAAAGCGGCTAACGATCCACCCCATGTGTACGAACCTGTGTGCTTGAGTTCAAGCCATGGCATCATCCACACTTTAGATCCACTCTTTCTTGCAAACTGGCAAAACATATAATCTTCAGATAGATATCGCTTAGAGTCAGGATCAATTACACAATCAAAATAAGCCATGATTTCACGACTACCATCAAAGTTTTTAGTGCGAACATGATCAGGCTTATACAATCTGTTTGGATGTGCCTTGTCAAGTCTTTGAAAGACTTGTCTTTGAATCATCATGAATCCTGTACCACCCTCTTTAACTTCTGCAAGTTCATTCAATGCAATTTTAGAGACACCTTCAACAGGATTAAACACGTAGTCGCCACTAAAATTCTCTAGAAGATTAGGATCTTTATCGCCGTATCCTTTATCAACAGCAACTTTAATTTTCTCCCATGAAATCGCTTTCTTAGGATATGGTCCACATAAAATATCTTTATCATCTTTAGAGAAACTCAGCATCAATAAAACATCTTGAGCGTTAAAGGTAATATCACTATCAATAAAAAGCATGTGTGTGAATTCGCTACGAAGAAATTCATCTGCTAGATAATTTCGGGCTCGTGTAATAAGCGATTCATTAAACATGAAGAAGAGTTTTGCTTCAATTTGATATTTGGTACATAGCACCATAAGATCAGCAATTGATTTACAATATCCGCCGTAACATTGTCCTCCGTACATAGGCGTTGCAATAAAGAGAGATTTTTTTCTTAGTTGTTCAAGATTGATTTCAAATTCCATATGATGACCTCATGATATCATTGTTATATATTATATATGTGAAAAAGGTGGCTGAATGCTCAGCCACCGAAAAAACTTTTACTGATTAGAAAGGTATTTCTTCACTCGGTGCAACTCGCTGATTCACCGACTCAGGAGCCACAGGCTCAGAAGGAATCAACTTGCTGTAGAGGTCCATGAATGCTGTTTTGGTTTCAGCATCAAATCGGTTGATACAGTATTGAATCGCATCCTCACGGCTCTCAAAAATCTGGTATGCTTTCGCAATGGACACCAGGCGGCGTGTGGAAATCAATTCATCAATCGCACCCTCTTCAAATGTCTTGCGGATGATATCAGCCCACTTCACAAGAATCTCCGAGAACTCTTTATCTTGAAGACCAAGACTATCAAACACACGGGCAAGAATCTTAGACTCAACTTTGGTGTCAGGATACTCTTGCTCAACCGTGATTGGGAATCGCTCCAGGAATGCATCATCAAGGATGGTAGCAGCCATGAACCGACCAGTTTCATCACCCTTACCCTTTGTGTTAGCTGTTGCTATCACGTTGAATCCAGGACCAGGCGACACGGTTTCACCAGTCTTCTTTACGAAGATCGGCTTGCCCTCAAGGATGCCTTGCAAACACATAAGTTTATTTGAGCCACGGTCAATTTCATCAAGGCAGAGAATCGCACCAGACTTCATGGCCTGAAGCACAGGCCCGTCGAACCAGCGGGTTTCACCGTCAATCAAGCGGAATCCACCAATCAAGTCATCCTCATCCGTCTCCGGCGTGATATTGACTCGCATGAATTCACGGCCGAGTTTAGCACAGGCTTGCTCAACCATCATTGTTTTACCGTTGCCAGACAGTCCAGAAACGAACACCGGATAAAATTGCTTTGAAGTCACAATCTTAAGCATTTTATCGTAGAAACCGAATGGTACGTACAATGGATCAGTCTTAGGCACCGTCGGACCATCGTCAATCCGGAGCACCTTGGAGATTTTGGTTGCTGCTTTCTCTTGTGGAAGTGCAGGAGCAATCGGAACCACTGGAGCCGCTGCTACCGGCTCAGGCTTTCGCATGGGCATAACAGTACCAGCCATATTGATGCCGTATTCAGCCAGAGGGAGCTGGTAGACACCACGGCCAATACGATACTTTTCGCCAGAGACCCATACCTGGCGCTTGATACCCTCGGAGTCCAACTGCTTCAATTGCTCCATTGTCACCGTAGTGCCAAAGCGATTAAGGATTGTAGTGAGATATTGGATTTTATCTGCACGGCTAGTCATTTCAAAGTTCCTTATCAAAGTTCATAATGTAATCATACAGAGGTTTTGCTGAAATGTCAACACCATGTTGTTTTTTCGCAACACGGTGTTGTTGCATTTTTACGACACCTTCTCAATGAATTTTCGGAGCAACACACGGTTTGTCAGGCGGTTCTGGTTCATCTTCAGGAATGCGCCACGCAACTTGCGAGCCGTAACATTCACACCTTGACCAATGATATCGTCCAAATCATCATCATCCACATTCAACTCATTACCACCGGGAATGATGTAGTATTCATCAAAGCCCCAATCGGTAATAACATCAACCTTTGTTTCTTTCCACTTAGCAAAAGACTCTCTTGCAGTTTCAGGAGATTTGTATCTGCTATACTTAGCATCATTAGTAAATTTTTGCATAACATCAGCATAAGCACTGCGCCATGGTTGCGTAATGTAAAAGCCGAGAAGATTACAACCAGTTTTATCCTTGAGAATTTTTAGCAATGTGATAGTAACAGCACCACGGCGACTCTCGGTTTTGTAACTCTTCTTGGTTTCGTTATCAATAATGATACAAGTTCTATTATTTTTGCTGGAACTAATTCCACCAGAAAAACTATTTGAACCATGCACTGGAATGTGATCGGAATCTTCGCCGTCCGTTAGAATGGCTACATTCACAATTTGCAACCGATTCTTCATTTTAAAATCATTCACAAGTTTAGGAAGAACCATGATTGTTTCATTGAGTGGAGTACCACCCAAACGAAAATTGCTCTTCAAGTATCGACCACGCATTGCACCAGCGTTCAATAAATCATTACACATTTGCCGATAAACTTTATCAGGCATAGTTGATGAAAGCAGGTTCAAGAGATTAAACGGATTTACTTGCAAGTGTTTCTTTATATCAACACCTTGCTTAAGTGGAATTCCTGAAACTCTTCCACCGAATTCATTTTTTATGCTGTACTCAGTAGAAAAAGCCATGACTTCAAAGGGCACGTTGATTTTCTTACAAAATTGAGTAAGGGTAATCAATTGCTCAATCGTACCTTTAAGATTGTCGCCCATTGAACCAGACCAGTCAATGACAATGTATAGGCCGTGATTCTTGCCTTGTGAAACACTTGCAACACGACGGAAGATATCGTCATTGAATTTATAAGTATGCAACTTATTGGTATCAAGTTGGCCGGTTTGTGCAACTGACACACGGCGAAGTTCGGACGCTCTCTTCCGCATTTCAAACTCTTTAACGAGGTACATAAGAGCATTCTTGTTTTTCGCTTCAAATTCCTTAAGAAGGCCGGGGTTGAAATGATATTCGGTCTCTACCAATTTGCCGACGCAATTCTTCCAGTGAACAACAATGTTATCGTAATCAAAATTGTTTGAATGATGGAGATGACCCGTTATCAATTCGCCAGTGGTTTGACTGAGGCTTTTCACGGCCTCTTGAAATGCTGTATCAGTCTCGGATACTGGATCAAAATTGTCCGCATCGCCTGACTTGCTAGAATCTTTACCGTAACTAGAATCAGTATCGGATGACTCTTCGCCTTCCTCTTCTCCATCATCATCGCCACTTTCTGTAGCATCGCCTTGCATTTCTTGTTTTTCACCAGACTGTTCAAAGGTTCCTGAAGACTCACCTTCGCCAGAAGAATCACCAGAATCTTCACCAGTTTCATCAGGCGATCCAGCATCAGGTTGTGGTTGTTGCTGAAGGTCTTGCATTTCCTCCTTGCAATATTCGTACAACTCTTTGGCTACTTGATATACATCATCAAAGGTTTCTGTTGCTTCAATTTTATCCAGGAAGTATTGCTCTTCTGGTTTGAATTGTACGTTGGCCGATACACCTAATTTGAAGTGTACATTGATACGGTCAATTAGCAGAGAATCATTGATATCCTTGCCGTCTAAGCCAAAGAAATTTTTATCGCATAGTTCACGATAACCAATCACAAAGGACTTGCGGAGCCCTGGATAACGTGTTTTGATTTTCCGTTCGATCCGAGCATCTTCTACGACATTCAGGAAAGACTTGAATCCTGGCTTCATGTTCTCTACAATAGCATCATGCCAACCTTCAGCAGGTGTATCTAATGCATGGCCGACTTCATGACCGACCAGAAGATCATAGAGTTCTGGAGAGATATCTTTCCAGAGTGGAAGAATCAACGTCCGAGTATGGGGATTGAATGCTGCTGTTTCCGCTTTTCGGATCTCAATATTGAGATTCTCTGTTGCTAGCAGTCTGGCTAGCGTGGATTTTGTGGTTTCTAGGTTAGTCATTGTTCCCTCTCAGTTACCTATGTAGTTTACATGGGTTGGATGAGAAAGTCAAGACTGTTGTTTTTACACAACATCAGGCGATTTATAATTCGTAATCAGTCTCATTCCGAAATTGTTCACACCCTTTTCAATCTGCACACCGTCCTTGAGAATCAGCTGGTTTTTCTTGAATGGACCATAGTCAACATAATGGTGCCAGCGACCATATCTCCAGACAACTCTCGCAACATCAGGATGCAAGTCAGCAAGCATTTGGGATTTCTTGATGGTGCCCTGAGCATTCAGTCTACCATCTCGCCATTTGCTTTTATCTAGATCACCTTCAGCA